AAGAAGAATAAGAAGTCGAGTCTAGTAACCCAAGCAGTAACTGTTGCCACTTCTTCTTCCGCCCATTCTATAATAGGATATCTTTCAAACCCTATACCAAAACAATACCTAGTGTTTAACGAAACAGTTACTGTATATCTTCCAATATCTTTTTGCATTAGTGATTCTCTGGGATATCGTCAACGAACATATACTCAGGGTTAAAGGCAATCCATGTCATGAGGCCTCCTCCTGCGTCTGCTTTTCCGTATCTGTTTTTAACTGGCGCGACACCCATTGAGGTCCCAACAACTCCGAGAGTGCAGATGAGAGCAGGTAGTTGTGCAACCTTGCCCTGAATAGCACTTCGCGGTTGACACGGAGAACCTGTAACTGCTTCACTAGTATGATGAAGCACAACAACAGCAGCATTAGTTGCACGAGCAAGATACTTTAACTCCTTCATGATGGCTCGCATAGAAGCGAACTCTTCACCACCATCGGTGGCTACGTCCATTAAATTATCTACTACAATTAGAACTGGTGGGCAACCCCATAGTTCCTCAAATGCCTGCACTTCTTCATCAATATCCTGAAGTGTTGGTGCAGATTCAAATGACCAAACAATATGATTACTCTTTGAGAGAGTAGCCTTAGTCCAACCTAAATCAGATGATAACATTCCTTCTACATCTGACTGACTCTTACCCGAAATCATAGACGCTAATCGCATAGCCATCGTATGAGCGTTAGTATCTGCCGATATATACAACGTCGGCACTTTCATTTTAAGTGCTAATGCTAATGCTAAAGTTGATTTACCCACACCTGGCGCTGCTGCGAACATCGAAACTTCGGAACGACGGACAATGATTTTATTGGAATCGAACGCCTTAAAGCAGGAAGGTAAAGGTTCCCCTCCAATACTGGCACGACCAACTGAGCGGACAAGTGTACGCATCCTGGTTCCTTTCTATCTTGAAAGAAAAATCGTAACCAAAATGCAACTGGTGTAATTCGGCTACGACTTTTCCTCATTATTTAATTGTTAGTTAACTGGTTTGCATTGGTCAGGTGTGCCTTGTGGTGAAGGACACGCCCAGAATGCATAAGGCTTTCCACTTGCTTTGCTAATTCCTTCTCGCCAAATACGAGCACCATGCTTACATACTGGTGCTGCTGTACCTAATGCTGGCAACACCTGGGTTGGAGGCGAGGAGGCTAAGGGCTTTGTGCCGATAGTGGAACTCGTGGTCGATAAAGGGGCTAGTGTGTAAGCACCTACTACCTTCTGTTGCACAGAGGAGATTTGTGTAGAGTAATCGCCAATGCCTTCTAACAGCACAGACAATTCATCTGCCGTGTTTGCACGGATGTTTATCATATCACCTGTTGGTGTCTTGTAGGAAACTTGTAGTTTCCAGTCTTCATTTGCCATGTTTCTCATTTCTTAGAGGAGAACTGACAATACTCTGTCAGTCCACATCTATTGCAGTTGTTTGTATTTGGTATAAAAATTCCAGCCTTACGTGCTTTGTCAAATCCACTAACAAGATACTCTAACTTTTCATCTGTGTATCCAGTTAAATCTATGAGTGGAGTAGTTCCTTCTTGTCTTGCCATCCAGTAGGCTCCGTACTTAACATCTACCCCTAGAACTTGTTTAAGTCCTAGGCGGTAGAAGCCAAGTTGTAGCGTGCTGAAAGGGGTTTGCTGTGAAGTCTTTAGGTCAACCACGACTAATTCACCATCAACTTCAAAGACTCTATCGATAACCATCTTAACAGGTATATCGGCAAAGGTAGGTGTCAAACCCAATTCAACGGCAGGTGCGCCTTCTGGTGTGTGCCAGATTTTCCAGTTGTGATTAGCAATACGCCAATCAATATATGATTGAACCCATTCAGGTCCAGTCTTTTGCCAAAAATCTACGTTCTCTTTATTAGGGAATGCTTTGGTAGCACGACCACCAACCCTAGCGAAGGTTAAATCTTTACCATCTGATTCCTTTGCCCATGCTTTATCCCAGTAGTTCTGTGCTAGTAACATTATAGGTTCTCCAAATCCCAAGCCTCAGTTGCTGAGTGAAAGGCGGAGCCACCCACAGACCACACCGAAGGTTCTTCGGGTAGTTGAAGTAATCGACCTAGGTAATACTGATACCCACAGTCAATGAATGTTGTAAACGCTGAGTATGATATATGCTCAGGTAATGTGTATCCTTGCAGTTCAATTGCCATAGGTATATTATATATCAATCAGGTAAATCTGTCAACTATAAAATATACTTGACATCTATCTTTGTTAGGTGTATAATTAAATACATAAGATAATATATATAAGACCCCTCTGGGGTCTATTATAATATATATATAATATATACAATAGGATATAATGAGTAAACTATCTGACTTTGATTTAGACTTATCGGTAGGACAGGCTGGCGAAAGACTGGTCGAAGGGTTACTGACTGGTAACAAAACAATAGAAGTCAAGACTGATTTAAAGTGGAAGAACACAAACAACATCTATATAGAAACCGAGTGTTGGTCTCACAATAACCAGTCTTGGTATGCCTCAGGTCTATCTGCAACGAAGGCTGAATACTGGGCATTTGTATTAGAGGGCGTGGTACTTATTGTACCTACCTCGGTATTGCGCAGAGCGGTTGAGTTGTATGGGGAAGAGATAACCTGTGACATAGAACCAAACCCAAGCAAAGGATATCTTGTACAACCAGGATATGTGCTCTGGGTCACAAAAGAGTTATCTAAGTAGCGAGGGGAAGGCTACCTAGAAAACACAAAAGACCCCCCTTCCAAAGGTAATCACCTAAGGTTGGGGGGTTTCGTGTCTCTAAGGGGCGTTTAAAGCCCGATTAGGGGTATATAACTAGTTGCTTCCGCGCCCGAATTCTGTGGCAGATGGGTCTAACCACTTAAGAACTGGTCCTGCAAGACCTGCTAATGCTGCTGCACCTAATTGCTTAGGGTCAGTAATTCCACTCAGATACAGTGCGACTACCGCCGCTGCTGCTGCTCGGAACCAAGTTAGTGCTACTTGCTTGAACTGTGGGTTCATTTATTGCTCCTTTATTTTGTCTTGCTATGCACCTTGCAACAGGTACAAATCAGGGGTTTTGCTATTGGGTAAGCCTTCTTTGCTGGGACTGGTGTAATAGATGCAACCAGTGCTGACAAGGGATTAGGTTGATTCATCCACCAGAACCAAGGGCTAGTGTCATTAGACTTATTAGCATTAATAGAAATATGAAGATGTTTAGTATGAGGGTTGCTGCCAGTATAAAGACGATTGCCAGACTTAGCCTTATCACGGGACCATATTTTTTTATTGAAGATAAGATAGGAAACCCTTCCGTCTTCTTTTAATTTTTCAAATATCTCGGCGCAGTCTATGCCATTCTTTGGGTCATGGGTGAGGTCTACTGCTAGCCCAGTATTGTGGTCCGAAGTTGGACTCGCTTTGAGGTGAGCAGCAGATGGCAGAAGACCATCGCTTGCTTTCTTCCTCATTGGTCTTAACGCCGTCGCTTGGCGCAGCACAGCAATTGCAGCAGGCGTGGCTCTCTTGACAACAGTTTTCATTCTTTACCTTTTCCTTATCCATACTTGCCATCCCTTACGGATTATATCAATATCATCTTTATGTTTGTTTAGCCAAGCATCTATTGCTGGCTTAGGGTTCTTATCTGTACCGTCTGGGTGGTCCCACTCATAGTCATCAAACGCCATGATACCCTTTGGCTTTAACAAATCCCAGGATAAATCAGCATCTAATGTTACCGATTCAGGTAGGTGGTCACCATCAATATAGATAAAATCATACTTGAGTTCTCTGTGGTTCTTTAACCAGTCACCACTGAATGCTTTATGTGCTTGAACTTTCTTGCCATAAGAAGCAGTCTGTTCCTTGTAGGCTTCCTGTATATCATCCCAGTCATAGATTGATTCATGCTGTAGGTTACCACACCAAGGGTCTATGTCTACCAGTAATGATGATGGGTCAGTAAGTATATTTTCTAGTAGCCAAGCAGATGCATTTCCAGTAAAGACACCTATCTGTAGGAACTTAAGATTCTTCTTACCTTTAAACTCTGCTAGTCCTGATTCAAAGTCAGCAACTGTAGCATTATTGTAGAACCATTTAGGAAATTTGTCCGCTTTTGTCCCCATTGTCCCTATCTTCCTATTAGTTGTTTAACTAGGTCGGTTAGTAACTCAACTTTCTCGTCCAATTGATTGACCTTATCCCTTAAACTGGACCCTCCATTGGGTTTAAGTTCGTTAAGATAATGTTTAACCATCCATCTAACAGATGTTGCTAGTGCTCCTATTAAGGTGGTTACGGCTACGGCTAGTCCAGCCCAATCAGTTGGTGTCATCATGATTCCCTATACGGTTCTAATGGTTACCTCAAGGATACCACCGAAGCCACTGAAGCCTCTGTCTGGTGGGGTTCCACGAGTAAACGATACTTGTTCAATTACAATCTGGCGAGATTCACCAGTTGTGAAGTCTTGTAGTGTGACTACATCTCCACTCTTTTCTATATTTTCAAGTGCTTGAATTCTAGCAAATGCTCTTCCTTCGTATCCAACTTGAACATTATATCTATCTGTTTCGACATCAAAGCAGTACAGTGGGAACTGTATGATTTGCTGACGAGGCGTAGCGATAGTAGCCTTTGCTTGGTATCCCTTAAATGTAGGACCCAAAGATGTGGTTGTAGCATCTCGTCCAAAGATAAACTTATATGCTACATATTCTTGCGCTGTCTCAGGCTGAGATGTTGTTACCTCGACTGCTGGGACGGTAGGACTATAGGTAATAATTTCATACTCAGTATTGTTTCTATCTATAATATCCAAAGCAAGACTGCCATAGGAGAAGTCACCACGAGCAAGTAAACGTTTAAAATTCTTAGGCTCTAGTGTGCCGTATCTAATATAGCCAGTTGTAATAGAGCCAGTAGTTGCAAGTACGGAAGTTGATTGAATAGCAATACCATTACTACCAGATGTAGTAAATGCTATCTGCTCTGAGTTACCTACAAAATTTACGGTAGTAGCATAGCCAGTAGCACCATTTAGGTAGGTATCTTTAGCGTATGCAAATTTTAATGTTTCTATTTCGTTACTTAAATCAATTCTATATAGTCCAGCATAACCATTGATAGAACCAGTTACATAAACAAATCTATCTCTAAATGCAAAATCTAATCCTGTATTGGCTGCTTCAATAATTAATGGACCGTAAGTTAAATCACCATTAGTATCTGATATAGTAGCAACACGGACACCTTTATTTGTGCCAATTAATAAATAACCTAAATAAGATTCAATCTTATGTGGATACTCACCGTTAGGTAATTGGGCTGCAATAATACCTTGTGTAAGAGTTGGCATAACGCCAGCAGTACTTAAAGTAAACTTATAAATAGCACCGCTAGTGCCAGCATAACCAGCAACATAAATAGCAGAACCGCCCTCTGATATGGATGTCCAGGTCCAATCAGCATTTGGGTGAGTGTATGCAGCAGTAGGTAAAGCATGAGTGCTACCTTTAGCATTAGTTAATTCATAAACAGATGCACCAATACAGGCAACAAGACGTTGCTTAACCCAGCCAAGTACTACTTTCTCACTACCAGTATTATAATAACGAGAGTATCCTGCAGCAGGTGTAGCAATAGGACCTGTATAGATATGGTCATTGTCTGCTATAAATAAGTTAACACCATCTGTTGCAATATCAAGGATTGCAGTATCTAAAGGTGTTCCTATACTAGTTACATGTGTATAAGCAACTGCAGTACCAGCAGATGTGTAATTATTAATAGTCGTACTTGCTGGAATCCAGCCAAGCAGTTTATCTGTAGAACCATCTACAATAGATAAAGATTTATATATACCGCTAGTTACACCGCTAAGGTTGGCTGTCTCTTTAAGTAGAGTTACTTGTCCCTTAGTCCAAACATCTACATTGTCACTATCTGTAAATCTGTGTGCTACAGTTTCACCAGCAGATGGGTCATAGAACTTAATACCTGCTCCGCCATGAAAGGAAGACTGAGAACGAATCCACCAACCAGTAAGTGATTGCTCGCCTGGTTCTGAACCATTATCAAATTGGTCCTTACGAAATGGTGCTGTCTGTCGACGGTAAGGTCGAGCATCTGATATGGCATAGAAAAATGGTAGGCCACCAACAGCAATGTCATACGCCTCTGCATTGTTCTGCCATGTAGCAGAAGACGATACAATACCTAAGTCAACCGCAATCGCCCTACTAGAACGACCTTCGGTAATATCACGACCAGCCACGTTACTCCTTAATTACTCGATTGGTTCTTTGAGTTCCAATATAAAGCGTATAAATCCATATCCCATGCAGTTGTTTTCATGTGCTTTGCAATAGCACCTGTATGTGCATACAATGGGATTTCTGCTGCAGAACATTTGCGGAAGAACGATATGTCTTCGCCGATGAATTCTTCGCCAACACTGTTGTCCTCAGCAAACATGAAATGTTTGTCGCCATACATAGCACGAAGTTTTTCTACTACACTTTTATGTATAAGCACTAGTCCCATACCAGCACAGTCAATTTTAATTACAGAATCTTTAGGTAGTGGGTGATGATACTTGACTGTATGCTTATCAACATTATCAAATATTACTGGCATTGGTATAGGCAAAGAGCCATCTGAATCTTTAGCAATAAAGTATATGCCAGAGACCATAGGTTTATCTTTAGAATCTGCCGTATCATATAGTTTATTCCAGATGTCTGCCGTTAATACAACATCTGAATCAACCCACAATAACCAGTCAGTTTTAATGTTATCATACCATGTGTCTAGAAGAACCTGACGTTGTCTAGCAATCTGGTTTCCTTTAACCCTAATGCTATTGTTTATTAATTTTTGACTGCTAAGTCCATAGAATATTGCGGACATTAAACCTTCAGTAAATGCACCATCAGTTATTCCGTTGTCACACCAACCAATTGATACTGTTTCATTTTTTTTAATCATATAGTCCCCTTTATGTTTAATTAGTTGAGCAGTTTTAATCCATGCTCAGGGATAATTGTTATGCTAGTGGAACTGAAATCCACTCTTTGTTTATCTCAGACCATAACCAAATATAACCCTCAACTTTATCTGGTTTAGCAACTGGTGCTTCCCATTTAAAAGTTGTGTAGTTTAATTTCCAAGATGGATAAGGTTGAGGTGCAATAAATACATCAAAGTCTGGGTCATATTTGCCACCAAGAGATGCAAAATTGCCACGAATATTACTATTGTAAGAAGTACGCTTGCAAGTTAAACCAGCAAACCAAGGTAAGGAAGCGTAAAATTGCTCCCAAGCCTCAGTTGTACCACCAACTTGTGTACCATCTAAATCAGTTTGAATTACATTTTCATCAACACCAGTAATTATATTAACTACTATGTTGTTTGAATCAATAAGTGCGTAGTGTGCCATTATGCAAAACTCACATTCCCACTGCCAGCAGTGAATCGCTTGTATGAATAAGAACCATCAGTACCAGTTGAATCAGCAGTAAGTCCTGCACCAACAGTAATTGTTGCAGCAGATGTTAACCAACGAAGAATAACTACTCCAGAGCCGCCAGTTCCACCAACCCCGCCGTAATTTGAAGCCCCATAACCAGCACCTCCACCTCCACCTCCAAGGTTTGTACTGCCATTTTGTGCATTGATTAAACCAGGGCTTTGGTCACTGCTTCCGCCATTTCCTCCACCGCCAGTTCCACCAGCACCACCAATTTGTCGTGTGCCACCACCATCTCTGCGACCACCACCACCTCCGCCGCCAGCGTAAGTTACTGATGAACCAGTAATGGATGTTGCTCTACCATTTCCACCAGCACCACCATCTGCTGGACCTGCAGCATTAGGGCTACCAGCAGCACTTGCTCCACCTCCGCCTGCTCCAGTACCAGAAGTGTTTGAAGTACCACCATTAAATCCTTGTCCAGAAGTGGCTATACCACCAGTGGCTGGTCCATTATTACCTTTACCACCACCTGAGCCACCATCTCTACCAGTACAACTTAAAGTAGTAGGACCATCAGAACCACCGCCACCACCGCCAATTGAAGTAATGGTAGAAAATACAGAGTTTGTTCCGTCTGACCCTCGTGTTTCATTGTTCGGTCCACCAGTACCGCCAGTACCAACAGTTACTGTGTAGTTAGTTGATTTTGATAAATTTAATGCAGTTTCTACTGTTCCTGGAGTTCCACCGCTTGCAGTTACGGTTGAGCGAAGCCCACCAGCACCACCGCCACCGCCAAGAACTCCACCACCGCCACCTCCAGCAACTACCAAATAATCCATAGAGAAAAAGTTTGGCATTGTTGCTGAGTTGGTTGCAGAACTTTCTAAACTTGTTCCATTTGCATTTGTTGTTTTTACCTTAAAGGTGTAAGCACTACCACCAGTTAATTGTCCTGATGTAAATGTATAAGATGTTGAACTTGTTGTTGCTGCTGTACGAGAAGTTTCAGCAGTTGTTCCATTTAGATATGGAGTAATTGTTATAGCAGAAAGATTTTTTCCACCAGTTGAGTTTAATGTCCAAGTTACAGTTAATTCGTTTACCGAAGTACTTGCTGTAGCAGTACCAATAGTTGGTGCTTGAGGTAGAGATGTCAATGTTTGTGCAACTGTTAATGAAGATGGACTTGTACCAAAACCATTGTATGCAGTTCCACTAAAAGAATAACTACCTGGGTTACCAGTAATAGTTAAAACAATAGGGCTAGATGTAGAAGTTGCTGTTGTGCTACTTTGTGATGCAGTAAATCCAGCAGCCTTACCACCAGTTGTACCTTCGGCAAATGCAACGCTTGCTTGAACAGTTCCATAGGCAACGCTAGTTCCAACATCTGTTACAGTAATAGTTGGTTGACTTGCAGGGGCGGAACAAGGAATAAAGTTTGTTCCATCAAAAATAAGAAGAAACCCTAAAGTTCCGTCATAGTATGTATCACCAATAACTGGATTCGTTGGGCGTAATGCTGTTGTTCCGCTTGGAATACCACCCTTTTGAGGAAATTGATTAAATGCCATTAGGAAATCTCCACTCCACTGATGTGAATAGACACAGCAGTTGTAGATGCAAAGCCAGTAATTACCTTAGGTGTTGCGTTAGCAGGTATAACCTGCTTCATATCAAAGCCAACTACAGAGTTAGCAGGGATAGATACAGCAGGAACAATCGTTACGCCATCAAAAGCAATGGTTGCTGTTGAGGCTGATGTTGCTGCGTTAGCCAACACAATGTTTGATACAACAGTTATAGTTGTTGTAGTCGGCACCGTGTATAGTGTTGCACTTGATGTGGCTGCTGCTGTACGAGCAATAGCCTTGGTTGTTGTAGCCATTAGTTACTACCTTTCTTAGATTGCTTCCATAAGAAGCAGGGTTAGTTCGTCAATTAAACTTCCTGGACCATTTACTGCAGACAAATTTATATCTCCACTTGCAGTTACTGTTCCAGTTAATGTTGGTGCAGTAAGTGTTAAACCAGCAATAGTTCCAACTGTTGTTCCAGAAGGAATAATAGTTGAGCCAAGAGTAGGTGCTGAATAAGAACTTGCAGCATTAATTGCTGTCCAACTAGAACCCGACCATACAGACATAACTCCACCTGTAGAGTTAAAGTACAAAGCACCTACAAGAAGTGTATTGCCATCATTATCTACTGACGGAGCAGTTGATTTTGCGCCAAGATATCTATCATCAAAGTTATCATAAATTGTTGCAGTATCTGAAGCACTTGCCGCTGCCGATGTTGCGGAGGCTGCTGCCGAAGTAGCACTTGTGGCTGCTGCTGTCGCTGAAGCCGAAGCACTTGTTGCACTGGTAGCCGCAGCGGTAGCAGATGCTGCTGCGGAAGTAGCAGATGTTGCTGCTGCAGTTGCACTAGTTGCTGAGGCAGTTGCCGAGGTTGCTGATGCGGTTGCTGAAGTAGCAGAAGCAGTAGCACTTGTTGCTGAAGATGTAGCCGATGTCGCAGCAGAACTTGCAGAAGTAGAAGCAGATGCAGCACTTGTTGCAGCGGCGCTAACACTTGCCGCCATTGTGCTTGCTGATGTTGCGGCACTAGAAGCAGATGTGGCTGCTGAACTTGCTGAGGTTGCTGCAGAGTTAGCAGATGTTAAAGCATTTGATGCATATGTCGCAATAGAAGATACTGATGCAGCGGCTGCTGTAGCACTCGCTGCTGCGCTAGTTGCTGATGTGGCAGCAGATGTAGCGCTAGTAGCGGCTGCTGAAGCCGAAGTTGCTGCGCTTGTAGCGCTTGTAGATGCGTTTGAAGCAGAGGTAGCAGCAGCACTTGCAGATGTTGCGGATGCAGTGGCACTTGTAGCAGATGCAGTTGCTGACGTGGCTGAACTTGTAGCGGATGTAGCAGCACTAGACGCACTGGTTGCCGCACTCGACGCTGAAGTAGAAGCACTTGCTGCTGATGTACTGGCAGCGGTTGCTGAACCAAGAATGCTATCTACATAATCTTTAGGTGCAGCAGAAGATGCTGACATGCCTGCAGATGAAAGACCAGTAATAACTGGAGTTCCAGATATAGTAGGGCTTGTTAATGTTTTATTTGTAAGAGTCTGTGTGGCATCAAGAATTGTTACCGTTCCAGAAGTGTTAGGAAAAGTAATTGTTCTATCTGCGGTTGGGTCTACAACAGTAAGGGTTGTTTCAAAAGCATCATCTGTAGAGCCTTCAAATGTAATACTTGTGGCAACTCCAGGTGTTCCTGTAATAGTTGGAGAAACTAAAGTTTTGTTAGATAGAGTTTGGGTATCGGTAGTTCCCACTACGGAACTTGTTGATGCAATTCCATGAACTCCACTAGATAATTCGATATGTGTATTTGCCTCACGAAGGTCACGACCAACAACCATGTGGCGGACAGTAGCACCAGCGGAGTGAGAAGAACCTGTTCCGTCGTTTTCAACACCACGAGTAATTGTAAGAGTATTACCAGCAACCGCCGTAATATCTACAATTTCTTCAAGAGCGGTATCTGGGTCAATTACTACTGTAAATGTTTCTCCAGCGGATACGGTGATACCACCTAGAAGTTGTGTTGCTGATACAACAGTTGCTGATGTACCAGATGAGGTTAATGAACCTGAGAGTGTCGTTTGTTGAGAACGAGAGGAGTATTTGCGTGTTGTCATTTAGTTCCCTATCGGCTGTAGTGGACGCGGATTGGATATTGATTTTGTTGGCGAGACGTTTCTTCTTTCAAGCGTTGTGTATACAAAGCATACAGTTGCTTGGTAGCAGTATTCGACGCACCAAATGGACGCTTGCTATCTGTCTCGTCTGCCTGTGGGCTGATTTGAGCAGCGCGAGCAGGGTCTAGATATGTTAGCAAACGATATGCGGCCCCAAGGATTATAACATCCTTACATGATTCTGGTAAACCAGTTTGTGTAACAAAGTCTTGTGAGTTAGAAGTAAAGGCTTCTGCGTCTGTAGCATAGATTACTTTAACTTTTCTTCCAGGTGTAATATAATCACCAATAGTAATTGTTTGCGCATTAGCGGCAAAAGCAGTAGAGTCTGCTTTAGAATCCCAAGACCATCTACGGACTGGAATCCATTCTTCAGATGGACCAACAGATTGCCACATAATACTTAGGACATTTGAAATAGCATATCCATCATAAATATTATAGGTGGTAACTGGGGCTTCATAGGTAAATGTCATACTTTTAACGGCAAACATCGAAGAGCCAGTAGAACGAATTGTATCGTTGATTGCTTTCTTAACTGAGTTGCGTGGGAATACTGGAGAGATAGTTACCTTTGAATCAGCCGCTGCAGTAGATGCAGTTGTGCCTAGATAGCCACGACCATATGGAGATATAGTAGCCGTGTTTGAAATACGGTCAAATGTATCAACCCACATTAATTCTTCACCAATTTCAATTATACCTTTACCAAGGTTTTCAGAAGAACCTAGGCTAAGAACTGTTGGAGAGTTTGATGTAGATACGGTGGATGTTACAGCAGTTCTAAGATATGTGCTTCGCTCTTGTTGATATGTATAACCAGCAAGGTTAATTAGAACTTCATCAATAAGATTAGATAATGTAGTTGTCAAGAGGCTATGCTCCTTAATGCGTCAATTGCTGATTTGCCAGTAGTTCCAGCAAGTTCATTACAGATACCATTTAAATCTTTATAAGCAGAAGGTGCTCTACCAGCACTTGCCTTTTTATTCAAGGCTCCAATTATTCCAAGTCCTGATGTACTAGCCCACTTATTAGCAGCACCTTGTTCATCAAGAAACGCTGTCCTTGCTGGGTAGTTACCACCATTGGCTAGGCGATTCAGTTCGGCACATAGAGTGCTACCTGCGGTACCTGTTGGCATTGTTTATCCTATCTAGGTGTAATGATTTTCTTATC